CCTCTTTCATGACCTCGTTGAGCATCTAGACAAGTATCGATAACCATTTAATTGGATCTTCAACTTTTGACAATGTCATTTTAAGTAATTCGATCCTTTCGTCATCGCTTGTCATAGACAACACTACACCAGCCATTTTTGCTTGGCCTAGTAGTGATTTAGCTCTAAGGTCTTTAAAGCATTTATACAACCCCACCATGATTAAAGATTCACGGTTGTGTTCATCCTTAGTGATGTGCTTTCCGACTCGTCGGGACATAGCCATCCTCAGTGTTGATTGCATAATTGCTTTGTTGATTTGTTCTCTTTTCTCCGGTAAATCAAGCCGGCTTGTTACTGCGTCTGCAAAAGCTTGCACGCCTGGTAGTACAACGTTTTTGATCTCATCGATCAGTTCCTCGGACACTACAGCATCTGTTATGGTGTAGTTCGTCAGTGCATTCTTAGCTAGCGTCAGACCACCCAATGCCCTATGCGTACCCGTTATTATATACGCGTCTTCAGTGGTGTGGTTAAATATTCCCGAAACCCTCTTATTGTACAGATATCTCAGCACGATTGCCGCTTTCGTCGAAAAACCTCGATCCACCGCTTCGAGTAATCTAGTCTCGTTGGCCTCGATTGCGTCTGAGATATTCGTCGCCCCGACCGACTCTATCCTGCTGTGTACTAAAGTAGCTAGACCCCTACTAAGGTATTGCCCGTTCCCTGGTCTAGTATGATCAACGCGTAAGAATTCTGCAATGCTGAATGCAGCACACTTCGCTTGTTGCGCCCTGATGTTGTATTTCATTGCGTTGCGTCGCATCGTTGCGCATTCACTAATCTTACGAATTCCAAACAATATGTCATCTCCATTGTGTACCGATACTATAGTCCTTTTGATTCCCTCAATTAGTTTTCGAGAATATATTTTATTCAATACCGAATTGATGAACGTTGTTAGCCTGTGCCCGCTCAACAAAGTCCCCATAGATTTGTATACTTCATGTAGCCCCATATTGTCATGCACGTACACGTTGTCGTGAGCCGCAAATATCCAATCAATTGCCTTAACTTGCTCATCGGTCAGAAATTGACCATAAGCATCCCTAAAAGCATGGATGACTGCTTTCATCGCATGTGTTGGGTGTTGAGCATTGAAATCAGCAAAATCGAAAGCGTACGGGCTATTACCATCTAGAACGCCTTCTACCGCTGATTTAACATAATTGTCATTCGATTTTGAGCCTACTGGGAAGTCGCCGGGAAGTACTTCTTCACACATGTACATTCCGAAGTTAGTCAATACAAATGTTGCAAGATCTACCCCGTATATGGCTCTCAGCTTCGCCCACTCCCATTTGATGGATGACCAAGCATGCGTCTCAGGAAATTTGTCCAAAAAGAAGTCAATCGGCGTATCGTTTGGCATCCTTATCAACGTCATGAACTTGTTCCTTAATGTTCGATCTTTGAATATCCACTGCGCATCGTCATCATGTTGTGAATGAACTGATCCCGTTGGTGTAAATTGCCATCTCGACTTCCAGTATTTCTCCCACGACATGGAAGGTGGCCGCCTGCCCTCGTTCGCGGCACGCCTAAATATTTTGACCGCTTCCTGGTAAACTTCAGTGTATGGTATATCGACTACATCTGGTTTGACCCTGTGGTCTTTCTCCGCTTCCCAATCGATCGAGCCGACGCCTCTATTCGCAAGTACGTCTATTTCAAAAACTTGCCGCAGATCGGCTTCGATACAATTCTGCATTGCCTTCATGAAGCGGGATGCATGTTTTGCACTCTTTGCCCAGTCTTCGACAGTAGTTTTTGACCACATGTCCGCTCTGCTCACTATTTTCCTCAGTGCAGGTTGAAGGCTGTAGTACCAACCAAGCGTGCCGGATGCGAAAGCCTGTGTAGCGTTCTCCATTAATGAAATCGATGTAACTACTTGGTCAAGTTCAATCTCGTCGTCATGCATTAAAGCTTCTAACATTTCTGATACGTTATAATGCGTATGGTGCATGCCAGTAATTTTCGACGAAGGCAAGTTTCTCAATCTCTTCAAGTCTTTTTCTGTTGG